TTCAGCGACCATCTTAAACCCGGCGACATCATCAGCCGGGAGGCAGTGGAAACAGGATACAGCGCAAACGAACGACGCGACCCGGTGGGCTTTCAGTTGATCATGTTGCGGGCAATGCAGGACCTCCAGAAGCACCTGCGGAAGATTCATCAGCGTGAGTTGAGCATCCGCATTCAGGCTGAAGGGCTGGTGATTCTGACGGACGTGGAAGCGGCGGACTACAATCCGAAGCGGTTCCGCGACGGGATGCGGCTGATGCGGCGAGCACATCGGCGACTGATGGCGGTGGACGCCAGCAAGCTGCCACCTGCACAGCGCGAGGCCGTCACAGCGACGATTTGCAAACAGGCGCAGCAGTTGAGTATGCTGAGGGTCAAGACGGATTCGTCTGAGTTGGTGGCAAAAACAGAACGCAAACAGCGCGATCCGAAGGTGGTCGCACGATGACACAACAACCACCGCAGCAGTCTTGAGGTCCGCTGGCGGCTGATCCCCGCTGCGAATGATTCGCCGGTGGTTTTCCATTTCGACAGAAAGGCGAAGGACGTGCCAAAGAAATCAAACCGAATTCGGCGACTGGGTGAGCGGGTGTTGGTCGATGAGGGTGACGGCATGTGGCAGGCGGGCAAGGTCTCGACGATCATTGAGTTGGAAAACAGCGGCGTGGCGTATGTCGTGACGCTGCGAAATGGCAGGCAGGTCTGGGCACCGGCAAACGCCGTCAATCCCGATCCACAGAGACCACGCGGGGCAGATCCGACGCCGGAGGAAATCCGGCAGCGGTGTCTGGAGATTCAGCGGGAATGGCCGGACGAAGTCCGGCAACAGCGAGACATGAGAGAACAGCCGGTATCGTGGAGCGTTCCACGGTCGCACTATCTGAGAGACACGCAAACGGGGAGGACGGATTTTGAGCACTGAGTTAAACTTTATTGTGCCCGGCGAGCCAGTGGCACAACCGCGGCACAGAGTCAGGACGATCGGCAAACGGAGTATGCTGTATCTGCCGAGCAAACATCCGGTGCACGGATACAAGGCCGCAATTCGAGCGGCGTTTGTGGCTGTGGCTGGCAAGTGGAAAACAATCGCGGGTCCCGTTCAGTTGTCAGTGTATTGCCGGTTCGAAATGCCGAAGTCGTGGAGCAAGAAAAAGCGGTCCGAGTCGCAGGGTATTTTGCACGGGGCGAAACCGGATGCGGACAACGTGCTGAAGGCGGTTGAGGACGCATTGACGGATTGCGGTGTGTGGAACGACGATGCACAGGTGGCATCGGCATTCATCAGCAAACGATGGTCAGAGACACCGCAAACAGAAATCTGGATTCGCGAGTGCGATCCGGGCGAATAACCTTTAACAGTGAGGGAATACAAACAATGAAACGCAAACTACCACAGGTCGCATCGCTCCCGCATGACGCACCGGACATCCCGGAGCAGACGCCGGAAAACCTGCTGCCGGAAAAGCCGGAGGGTTACAGCCGGTTGGTGATCGGACGCGCGGCAGGTGAATCAATTGTGATCGACTGCAACGGGGTTCAGTTGACGGTTGCAGTGGTGCAAATCAATCCGCAGCGCACGCGACTGGCAATCGTGGCACCACGAGACGCGCACATTCTGCGGTCAGAGTTGCAGGAGGGCACGTATGGTCGGCGATGAAAGAATGGTCGCGACGCTGAAAACGTTGGCGGTCGGCGAATCCTATCGACTGCCTTCACGGTACCGGGCAGATTTGACGGTGCGTAAGATGTTGGCATCGACGGGATACCGGTGGACTGTGGTGGAGGTGTACACGCCAAAGACGAAAACCACGCAATTCACAGTCACGAGGGACGCATGACAGAAAACATATTCGCCCCGTTCTTCGGGGCCGTTGAGGACGGTGCGAGGGAACGCGAGGCGAGGGAATACGGACGCGACGGACCACACAGCCGTTGGGATCCTGGTGAAATGCCGTGGGGTATTCCGCGGCGAATCCATCCGGAGTACCGCGAGCGATTGAGTAGTGATCCGATTGATTGGCCGACGGTCGGCGAATCAGGTTTGATGAGCGAGAATGGGAGTAACGACGAATGAAAATCACGAGGGGTAAGCAGCAGAGACCGCGACGCGTCATGCTGTACGGCACACATGGCATCGGGAAATCATCATGGGCCGCGCAAGCGCCGGACGTGTTGTTTCTGAATCTGGAGGACGGGCTGGCGGACATTGATTGTGCAAAGACAGAGCACCTACAGAACTGGGAGCGTGTGGTCGAAGCGTTGACGTGGCTGGCACAGCAACAGCACGACTTCAAGACGTTGGCAATTGATACCGTCGATTGGCTAGAGGCAATGATTCATCAGCAGGTGGCCAGCGACGCGGGCAAGAAGTCCATTGCCGATATCGGCTATGGTGCTGGGTACAAGTCCGCAGTTGTGTATTGGGACAAGCTGCTGACGATGCTGGAGTGGCTGCGGAACGAAAAGCGGATTGGTATTGTCCTGCTGAGTCATTGCGCCATCAAAAAGCACCAAGATCCACTGAGCGAGTCATACGACCGCTACCAGCCAGCCTTGCACGAGACGGCATCGGCGTTGCTGCAGGAATGGTGTGATGAGGTCTTGTTTGCGTCTTACCGCGTTTACACCCGGAAAGAAGAACAGGGATATGGTAAGGAACGAACACTGGCAAGCGGTGCCAGTGAGCGTTACGTGCGATGCGTGGAGACTCCGGCAGCACTGGCGAAAAACAGGCTGAACATGCCGGGGGAAATCGAGTTTAACTGGGCAGCGTATTCCCAGTATTTTGCGAGTGTGTCAGCAGAAGTTAAAGGGTGATAACGATGGCGAATCTTTCCGATTTGGATATGAACAACGTGCAGGCGGAAACAGTCCGTCAGGCACTTCCAGCGGGCGACTATCAGGCGGTGATTGTCGAAACCAACATGAAGCCCCCGAAAGCGGGCGGGGCCGCTATGCTCGAATTGGTCCTGCAGGTGCAGGGACATCCGCAGTTCAATGGCGCGAAGTTGTGGGACCGTCTGAATATCCGGCACGCGAAGCCGGACGTTGCGAACATCGCCAAGCAGAGGCTGAAGGCAATCATGGACGCCGTGGGACTGGCCAGCATCTCCGACAGTCAGCAGTTGCACAATCGACTGTTGACCGTCACAGTGGCACAGAGCGAGTACAACGGCAAGCCGACGAACGAGGTCAAAGGCTACTCGGCAAAGCGCAGCAGCGGTCAGCCGATGACGCAGACATCCTATCCAGCACCGTCTGCAGGTCCTGCGAATCCGTTCGGCTGATGGTTGAGCGTTGAGGGGTTTGAGACCCGGCAGCGGTCAACGCTGCCGGGTGTTTTGCGGGAGGGGTGAGCGGTGGACGACGCGAAGCCGCTGACATTCGGGAGCCTGTTTGCAGGCATCGGTGGGTTTGATTTGGGTTTCGAGCGGGCTGGAATGGTCTGCAAATGGCAGGTGGAAATTGACGATTACGCCAACAGAGTGCTCGCAAAACATTGGCCAGCAGTTCACAGAGAACGAGACATCCGGCAGTGTGGGGCACACAACCTGCAGCCCGTCGATGTTGTCTGCGGCGGGTTCCCGTGTCAGGATATTTCCTACGCCGGACTCGGGGCAGGACTTGAGGGCGAACGGTCCGGATTGTTCTTCGAAGCCGTTCGCGTGGTTCGAGAATTGCAGCCCAGAGTCGTGGTGCTGGAGAACGTGGCAGCGCTGCTTACTCGGGGGCTGGACAGAGTTCTCGGGACGTTGGCCGCGATCGGGTATGATGCGGAATGGGATTGCATATTCGCGGCGCAGTTTGGCAACCATCACCTACGCGAGAGAATGTTTATCACAGCCTACCACACCGACGCCAAACGCCTGCGACGGCAAAGGCGCGGGAAGGTCGCAAAAACGGCTGAAACGTGGTCCAATGAACAATTTACGCGACTACTTTCGGCAGTTGTGGAATCTGGTGTACCCGCCGGTCACAGTGGTGGAATATCTGATGGGATTCCCTCCAGGGTGGACCGACTGCGAGGACTCGGAAACGCTGTAGTTCCACAGGTGGCTGAGTGGATTGGACGACGCATCGTTGAGCAACAGGGGGAATGACAAGTGGAAGCGAGATGGTATCAATCGGAAGCAAATCAGGCAGCGTGGCAGTACATCACGGACGGACGCGGAAATCCGTTGATCGTCCTGCCAACAGGGGCGGGCAAGTCCATCGTGATTGCCCTGCTGATCCGGCAGGCAGTCGAATGGGGGCAGCGCGTGCTGGTAGTCGCACACCGCAAAGAGTTGCTGCAGCAGAACGCGGACAAGATCCAACGTCTGACGGGGCTGCGCGTAGGGATCAATTCTGCCGGACTGAATGAGCGGGACATCGACAGCACGGTGATTTGTGCGGGGATTCAGAGCGTGTATCGTGACGCAGCGGAGTTCGGGCGGCGTGGTCTGGTGGTGATTGACGAAGCGCACCTGATCAGCGATGACGGCGGGAGCATGTATCGGCAGTTTCTCGACGGACTTCAGCAGCACAACCGCAGGCTGTTTTGCGTGGGACTGACCGCGACACCATATCGCACGGGTGAGGGCAGTCTGGCAGGCGAGGGCAAGCTGTTCAGCGGGATCTGTTATGAGGCCAAAACCGGGGCGTTGATAGAGGCGGGATTTCTCAGCAGACTCACGAACAATCCGGCAGACAGTCAGGCCGATTTGAAGAACGTCAAGGTCAGGGGTGGTGAGTTTGTTGCGGCAGAAATGGAGGCCGCATTTACAGGCGATAAGATCATTCATGCAGCCGTTTGCGAACTGACAATTGCCTGTGAAAGCAGGAAAAGCATTCTGGTCTTTTGTGCTGGTGTGAGCCATGCCGAACAGGTGGCACTCGCCCTGCGGGATCTGACAGGGCAGGAGGTCGGACTGGTCACAGGCGACACGCACGCAATGGAGCGTCAGCGGGTGTTGTCGGATTTCCGGGCAGGCAGTCTGCGGTGGTGCGTGAATGTGGACGTGCTGACAACCGGATTTGACGCGCCGGGGATCGACGCCGTGGCTGTCCTGAGGGCCACGATGAGTCCGGGTTTGTTCGCGCAGATTGTCGGGCGTGGCCTTCGGATTTCTCAGGGCAAAACGGATTGTCTCATTCTGGATTTCGGCGGCAATCTGCAACGGCACGGGGCACTGGACGCGGATGATTACGGGATCAGCAAACCCCGCAATTCAGACGGCAGTGAGGCACCATCAAAGGTCTGCCCGAAGTGCAAACAGGAAGTTCATTTGTCCGCCGTCAAGTGCAGTGAGTGCGGGCACCTGTTTGTTCGGCAGATGGATCAGGGGCCACGACACGGCGACGAAATCGACACGACTTCCAGCATTGTCGGAGCACCGGAGCCGCAATGGTACGACGTTCAAGAGGTCAATTGGCATCTGCACGCGAAGAAGTCCACACCGGGCAAGCCGCCTACGCTGTGCGTGTCGTACTACGTCAGCGACGATACCATGCCTGCGGGCAATCTCGGATGGATCGTGGTGCGTGAATGGGTCTGTTTCGAGCACGAAGGATTTGCATTGCAGAAGGCGTTTGCATGGTGGGATGCGAGATCTGTTTTTCCGTTTCCCGCGAGCGTGGCGGAGGCGGTGATTGCGTTGAATCAGGGGTCAGCCCGGAAGCCTTCGCGATTGCTGGTCAAAAAGGAGGGACAATGGGACAAAATTGTGCAGGCTGAGTTTGCTGAAGAGAAGCCGACGATGATTCGGGAGCTGACAACGGCGGTGAATGAGTTTGGTGAAGATTGTCCGTTTTAGGAGGATGACGTGACAGGCTTTCCGGTGTGTTTAGAGGGTGAGCGGCTGACGTTTCTTACCGAGTACATCGCGCATGATATGCTGCCGGGTGGTGTGCACATCTCGCGAAGTGAGACATCCGGCAACAGTTGGGACGGTGCGAGCATTCCACGGTGGGCGTGGTCAATTATGGCACATCCACTGGCGGCAGACGTGCGGAATGCGTCATACTGGCATGATCGGCTGTGCGAGGGCAGTGAGACACCCGAGGACCGCATGGTTGCCGATGCGGTGTTCCTGATGCTGCTGCGAAGGGCTGGCGTGAGCAGGTGGAGGCGGTGGGCTATGTGGCTTGCCGTCCGGTTTTATGCGGTGGTGATTTGGAGGGCAAAACGATGAGCGACGAACAGACACAGCACGCAGACGACCCGAGCGGTCCGGGATGGCGGGATGTTGGGCGCGATGAAATCCTGCAGGTTGGCGATATGTACCCGATCGGTGACCGCTGGGAGCCGACGGGAGGCGTTGGCGCAAAGGCGCGTGTGTGTGGCAATGGCTATCGCCGACGCATCGAGCCACAGCAGCCGAGCGACAGCGAGCCGGAGACGGTGGAGCAGTTGCGAAAACGGCTGGATGCGGCTGTGCGCCAAAATGTCGAGTTGGCGGATGAGTTGGAGGATGTGCGACGAAGCAAGACTGCGCACCAGAGAATTGCTAAGGCAAGCGTGGAGCGAGCACAGGAGGCCGAGGCACTGCTGGCTGAAGTCGAGCGGGGTGGCGAGCAGGTCAACGCAGAACTGCAGCAGTTGCGGGAGCAGGTGACGACGTTGACACGCGAACGCGACCGGTATCGCAACCAGCTTGCCGGAGCGATCGAGCACAGCAAAGCACCGGAGGCACAGGCGAAGCTTGTGGATCGGCTGCAGGCGTGGTTGCGTCCAGTGCTGGAGGTGGTTTCCGATCATCCTGACCACGCCAGCATATTGGCTGTTTCCGTCATGGAATTCCTGCCACAGATTGCATCGCGATTGATTGAGGAATAGTGATCGACTCGCATGGATGCGCGTGGTAGGATGCGCGTGGCGGTATGCGACACTGCCACCCAATTGATTCACCCGGCAGCGTTGCCGGACTTAACCCACTACAGGCGAGGTCGCATCTCGTCTGTAGTGGGTTTTTCTTTGGAGCATTGGAGATGGATCATTACAGGCGAGTACCG